TAGCGTGGTGCGCGTCAGAAACTCGGCGTTCGTGCTTGTGCCCGTGACGATCGCCAGCGCACCCGCCGCTTGGCTAGCGCTTACGCCCGTGCCCGTGATCGGCGTGATAAAGTCGCTGGTCAGAAGCCCCGCGCCAACCGATGCAAACGAGCACGTCCAAACGTCCTGGCCCACCAGACGCACAGGCGGCGCAGCCACGGCGTTGAACGGCACCGTCGTCGTGCCGACCCACGGAGCCGAGGCGCCGTCTTCGCCAACGTCGATCTTGCTGTACGGCACAAGGACGCCGCCCACGTCGTCCATGCGGAAATCGTAGGTAGCGTTCGCACCTGTATTGGGGTTTACGCGGGCGTTGTCGGCCATCGCTTACGCCCCCAGCTTGGCGCGAGCTTCCGCAATGGCTGCGTTGATGCGATCGAGTTCCGCCTGGGCTGCGTTGACCTCGTCCTGCTTGATCGCCAGGAGCGACTTCGAGGCGACGTCGACAGCTTCCGCGTCGGCCTTGGCCTTGGTGATTTTCTCGACGCAGATCGCGTCGGCTTCCTTGATCACCGTCTTGGCGTAAGCTTCGGCGTTTGCTTTGACCTGCTTGGCCCCGGCTTCGGCGTTGGCAGCCGCTTCTTCCGCAGCCGCAACTTGGTTCTTAGCGTCGTTCAGTTCGGCGCGAACCGCATCGAGCTTGGCGCGTTCCTTCTCGGCCTCGGCCACGCAGGCGTCGGCCGTGGCTTTCGCCTGGACGGCAGCGGCTTCGAGCGACGCAATACCTTCGAGCGCCTTGCCCACGGTGGAGAAGGCTTCGATCTGACGGGTGAGGACTTTGACCGCTTCAGCGGCTTTGTTCAGGTCGGTCATTATCGGGTGCTCCGCGAAAGGAGGTATACGTTGACGTTGGCGCCAGAGCCAACCGGCGACAGGATCGCTCGGATGTTGGTGACGTTTTCCGAGATGGCGTTGATGCCCTTGGACGTAAAGGTGATGGCCACGCCACCCGGATCATGCAGCGTATCCCAGGTCGCCCCGTCGTTGAGAGGGCCCTGGATGACGACGGTGGCGCCGCCGAAGGTGCCAGCAACCTGCACCGCGCGATCGGATGCGCCGGGGCGGGTGATCTTGTCGCCGTCAGGATCGGCGCTTGTCAGGTTCCAGACCGCGAGGTTGGTGTTGCCGTATTTGTCTTCTTGCGTTACGCCAGCCATTACTTGTTCTCCTCTTTGTCGGATTGCGCCGCGCGCTTGCGGCCGGCCAGGATGCGGTCGATCAGCGACAGCTCGCCCGAGACTTCGACCTTGTCCGTGGCGTAGCCCATGATCTTCGCGAGCGCGTCGAGTGCTGCCTTCTTGTCGTGGAATTTGACCTTGTACTTTTTGACTTCGCGCGCGTCTTCGCCCTTGCCGTCCTTGTACTCGTCGACCTGGAATTCCGAGAGCGCCGCGCGCTGCTCGTCGTTCATGCCGGCCAGATCGAGGACAGCGGTGCCGTCTTCGTTGATTTCCAAGAGGTCGCCGAAGTTGGCGAAGGCGATCTTGGCGTATTCCTGGATGATGCGCTCGCGGGTCACGTCCGTCTTGCGCACCATGCTTTGGCGGCGCCGGTCGATTTCCTTGAGAACGTCGGGGTGGTTGAAGAGGCGGTGCTGGTAGCCTTCGATGCTCTTTTCGGAGAACCCGCAGGTACGCATGGCTTGGCGCTTGTTGAACCCGTTCGCGAAATACTCGTCGACGAGCTTCAGATAGCGCTCGCTCACTTCTCGCATCGGCTTGTTCTTTTTACCCTGACGCACCTTGGCCTCCTCGAAACTGGTGGGGGGAAACTTATAATGCTCCTCCCCCCAGGGAGCGGGGCCGCATCTAGGAGGGAAGGGGCTCCGACGCGGCCGAAGAGTACAATACGGGCCACGGCTTTGTCGGTCAAGCGCAAATTTTGGGATCACGTAATACCGGCGCAGGGGTCTTCGAATTTTTTGGGATGGCGTTTGAGCGCTGCGGAAATCGGGGGTACACCCTTTGATTGTACTCAAGAGGTTTCTGCGGAGGGCTTGCGAGGTCCTGGGAGGTAGTAAGCGCCCGAGGCCCCGCCGGCCCCCCGAAGTGCCCCCGACCGCGTTGGGGCCCCCCGGCGATCAAGCGATCGTTTGTACACGAACGAACCGATGGTGGCATCGGCGCAACATGAGATGCAATCGATACGTGTGCAATGCTAACGTGCGAATTCAATAGATAGCTTGGGATAACGTAATACCAGCGAATAGCATCCGTTGCCGCAATTGCTGCATTGGATAGCGTTTGCGATAGCTCATACGTTTTTAAACGAAGCATTAGCGTCAATGTCGGATTTTGGGCACGCTGGATGCGCATTAGAAGCCTTGAACACGTTCAACGCTAAACAATACGATAGCGATACGTTATAACATAACGCGCGATAACACGCGCAATCGTTGCACTAAACGCGTGCTCTATCGTAGGCAAAGAAAAATCGACGCATCGAAAGAAAAGCTATTGACAAACGAATGGCACGCGCGCATATTACACAACGTAGCAGCAACGATGCTGCATTGCTTGGAAGGGCAATCACATGACAAACAAACGTTACATACGGCAGACCAATGCCGAGTTTGCGCGCGCAATGCGCAACAATAGACCAACGCGCAAAGCATCGCGCCACAATCGCAATCGCCTAGACGTCGAAACAGGCGCCTTGCTAGTCGTGGCAGTGATAGCCTTGATTGCAATCGGCGCGATTGCAGCAACGATCATCCTCAAAGCCTAAGGAGCACACAAAATGCCGTCAATTAGCAATCTCTTCGCAGACGAAGAGCCGCGCGAATTCCCCTTCATTGCCTTCTACAAAGGCAAGAAAATCGAGGTATACGCAGAAACGTCCTACAAGGCGCAAACGCTTGCCGCTTCGATGTTCAAAGCCCGCAAGCAACACGAGGTAGACGTGTATCGGGCGGATTTACCGATTAGTCACGCGTCTCTTTGATCGGTTGCGGATTAGAGCCCCGCGCGGGCTCTAGTTCGAAGTCGAGCAATCTTGCACGCTTCAAAACGGAGATAAAACCATGTCGCACGAAAATCATAGCCTCGCAGGTGTCGGCCAGCGCTCTTATGTCATCTTCGCAATCGATGCCGCATTTATCAATTCGGCACGCGAAGCCGACCTACTGCAAAGCATTCGCACTAAACCCGTGCAAGGGGGATACACCATGGAAAGCACGGGCGAAACTGTTGTCGAGGCCAGCTACATCATTGCAGCAGAGGACTGGACTAAAGTCTTAGCCTCCGGCCTCGTCGATAATCAGGAAAGCATCTTGGTCCTTGGGCCGAAGGCTTCCCGCGATGCGCACCGCCCTGCCGTTCTGCATTTCTTGCCGAAGACGTGGGATGTTATGACGCAAGCATTGCCCGTGTTCCTGGGTTACTTCGTCGATTGCGAAGAACACGTCGCAAAGGCGCAATCGGGCTGGACAGAAGACAACGGCGTGTTCTACGCGTGCTTTCACGATCCCGAAGACGCCCAAGAATAGCCGCTGATCGTTTCTAGGCTGGCACGTCGTCTAGGCGTGCCAGTGTAGAGACGGGCAATGGTGCACGCTCTAATGCGGAATAGACCCATGTTTAAAGAGCATCAAACTAAAATTAGCCAATGGGCGAGGCGATCGCCCGATAACTTTGGGCGCGTGATGCAGTTTGTCATTCTGACAATCCGTATGCCGTTGCATCGCGTCGCGGGCGATTTTGAGACGGTAGAGCAAGGCGGCGACGACGCTATGGGTGTTCTATTCGGCTTCAAGTATCGAGCTTGGCGCGAGGCATGGGAACAGCGTGAAAAGCTTTTCACGTACCTAGAGCATGTATGGTCCGATCCTGAATTGACGGCACGCGATAAGCATATGGACATGCTTGAAGCCGTTGCCGATTGCTTCGGCTTCGGACCTGTCAAGGCTGGCTTCGTGCTGCAATTGGTCTACGGCAATTCAGGCTGCATCGATACGCATAACCTGAAACGGTTCGGCATAGGCTTGCGCGCATTCTCTAACTACTCGGGCAAGAAAACGCGCAAAGGACGACGTGCCATGCTTTCCAGATACGTCGATACGATCGAGCGGCAAGGGGGACCTGAAAAGCTTTGGGATGGATGGTGCGAATTCGTAGCACAAAACTCGCCAGGACCTTACCAGGGTTCTGCATACGTCGTGTCGCGTACCCATTGCGACGCACTAGGGCTCTAACCAGGAAAGGAAAAAGCCAATGAGTAAGACGGCATTCTATAGCGCGCATTTAGGGCAATGCGCACGAAGTATCGCGGGAGCAAAACGCGCCGATTTATCCGACGACGTCAAGGCGGATAATCTGGCTATGGCCATTGCCAAAATCCGCTTAGCTTGCGACGTCGCGGGGCTTGACTACTACGCAATCGAGCGAGACAGTTACCAGCTCTACCTCGCTTCGAAAGTCACGGAACACCGTTAACCAGAAAAGGACTAGTGCCATGGGTAAAACTTACAAATACGATCCCGAGAGCGAATTGAGCCCGGTTGATGTCGAAATGCGCAAGCAAGAGGCAAGACGCCCGCGAGATCGATGGGACATCGAATACGAGGAACACGTGATGACGCAAACGCGCGACCATCGCGCAAGCTTGCCCGTGACACGTTACAGAACCCGTCCCCCCGTTCGGGGATAGGCCACGAGTTATAGGCCATTGGGCGACGTCAAAAGAGATGCAAAATCGAGCACCCAAGTTCACACCCAAAAAGGGGGCTCTCTATAGAGAGCACCCCCATTTTGTGGTCGTGATACTTTTGAGGGAAGCTAGAACAAATTCCTTATCACGACGGGTGCGGTCGTGATACATTTTGCATCCGATGCAGTAAACATCGTATCACGATCAATAGTCGTCGTGATACGTCGTGATACACTAGGTCGCCGTTCCTTATCACGATCGCTCTCGGTCGTGATACGGTCGTGATACTTTGCGATCCCTGGATTGTAGAGACTGGCCTAGCTGTTTCAACTTGTTGATGTAGTACTTGACAACGCGTTTGGTATTACGTAATACCGGGGCACCAAGCAAGAGGAGGGAAGGATTATGAGTATCGTCGTGAACAATTTGATGAAGGCTTACCGCAAGAAAACGCGGCCCCTGAAACTGTCCAAGGAAAACCGCCGCCTTATGAACCTTCGTATCGCGCAAGCTCGGCTCGCGGTGGAAGTTCACGAGGAGCCGGGAGAAGACTACGCGGCCACCGATCTAATCTGCAATCTTCTGCACTACCTGCGCGAGGTTCACGGCTTATCGGCCGACGACGCAATCGCCCGCGCGCGTTCCCATTACGACGCGGAAATCGGCAACGAGTAGCAGGGGGTTTTCGACGCGAGAGCCGGAGTTTACTCCGGCTCTCTTTCGAGCATCCCGCTCGCAATGGAGAGGACAATGACGCAACTGCGAACAGCGCTCGGCATCGTCTGCGATTTGATGTCGCGTATCGAAGGCAACCAGCCCTACGTGGTGCCGGAGGACTATCGAGAACTCGCGGCGCTGCTGAAGCGCTCGCCAGGGGCACGGCCGGTCAATTGCCCGACCGACGACTACATCGCACGCAAGACCAACAACTAGGAGGCACAATGGAAACCCAAGAGCCACCAACGCTGGCCGAGCCCCGTTTCGCCGCCTATGTGCATAAGCAATGGCACCATGGCGGATACAAAACCCTGTATATCGTGAAAGATATGCAAGGGTCGCCCAAGCAAATTGCACGCGGCGCGAACAAAGAAGTCGCCGAGCGCATCGCCTACCTTCTCAACACCTACGGCAAATAGGAGGACACCATGGGGCGGTATTACGCACCGAACTATGACGCCAGAAAGTTCAAACCGGGCGAAGCCGTGATCCATACGACCGGCCTGGAAGCCGAAGTTGCCCTCATGTCGAAACGCGGCTGGGTGACGCTCCGTGAGCAGGGAGGCAAGATCGTTGCCGTTGTCCATGCCGCAGGGCTTCGCCATAAAACGCAAGAGGAGGAGGAGTAAACCATGCAGACAATCGAAACCCGCCGCATCGGCCAAACCAACACGCGCGGCACGCGATACAAGGCGACGGCATCGGGCGGCTATGCCGTTACGATCAGCGAACCTATCGAGGCAAGAAGTGAACTCGACTGCCATCAAGCGGCGGCCACAGCCCTCGTGCGCCAACTCAAGTGGGGCAACTACATCCACGTCGGCGCATCAAAGGAAGGCGAAATCTGGGCTTGCGCCAAGGCGATCTTCGATGCCGACGAAGCCTGCGAACTCGTGATGACGCGCGGCGATTGACACTTGCCGGCAATAGGCGTAGGTTTACCCCTCAATCCTTGGAAGGGAGCGAACAATGGAATATCTCGCGATCGAGACCCGCGTCCTGCGGTCGAACATCGGCGATGGCCACGTCAAGGCCACGGCGGCGGGGGTGACGCCCGTCTACGTCAAGATCGACGATCCCAAGAACGCCAAGAAACTGCACCAGCTCGCGGCCGAAAAGATCGCGATCCTGGTGCTGCGCTGCGACCATTCTGACGTCGTCGCCAAGAACGTCTTCGCGTCGAGCGAAGCGGGCTACGCCGTTTGGGTTGCTTTCAATCGGAGGGGCTGACCATGTTTTCGTCGATGCACTCCTACTTCAAGCACCTGAAGCCCCTCGTCTGCCCTATCTTCGAGGACAGTTTCCTTCGGGCAATGCCCGACGGCGCCGTCTTCTACGTCAACTTGCGCGACGTGGGCGGCCGGTGCGTCCCCGGATGGCCGTCGGCGATCCGCCACAACGTCACAACTTCGGCGAGATGGCACCCCAGCAAACCCTACGCCCGCGTCAAGATCACCATCAAGAAACGGAAGGACCCCAACGCATGAAGACCACTTTGGAGCAATACAACGCGGCCGAAATCGCCTACACCTTCGGCCGCCATCTTGCCATTCTGAACCCTACTTGGGTCGAGGCAAGGGACGTCGAAGCCAAGGCGCGTTCGATCCTGATGGACCTGGGGCTGGAGCGTTTGCCCTCGGCCCTGGTCGATCGGTTCGAGACCGCAATCCGCAACGGCTTCGACGACGTCGTCAAGGGCGAAGACATCCTGCGCAGCCTTAGCCGCAGCCAAGCGCAGACGGTGCGCAGCCCGAAGACGCAAGAGCGGCACGCCATGCCGGTGCAGTCGTCCGAAACCCGCGAAGTCGTCGGGCTCCTGCGCAAACACGGCGTCGAGGTTCGCGAATGAAGTACACGCAAATTCTCGAAGAGAGCGCGGGCAACTACGATTGCCCGACCGTCAACCGCAAATGCCGTGGTACGTCTTGCATGGCCTGGGTCGGGGGCAAGCTCTACAAGGTGACCCCCAACAAGGGGCTTGTGCCTACGCAATTTGTGCCCGAGAACTGGCTTCAAAAGAAGGTCGGCGGGAACCCCATCGACTGGACGTGGGAACTCGTCAATATCGGCCGCTGCGGCATGGTGCCCCGGTGAACAACGTGATCCCGCTGCGGAGCCACCCGAAGCACCTCGCGCGGTGCGCCTTCTGCCTGAAGGACATGGTCCCTAGGAGCCCGCTCAATGTGCCAGCCTACTGTTCCTACGAACACGCGGCGGCCGACAATCCCGAGAAGACGGCGCAAACCCTGCGCGTGAACCACGAAGGAGCATAGGAGAAAGACATGGAAAAGACGATCTTCGACACGATCCGCGACCATATCGACGACGCGGTCCGCCCGAGAAATGTTGGCCCCCAGAAGGCCATCGAAATCCTCGAAGAGGTTGCGGAACACGTTCGCGCCAGTATTGAAGCACTGCGCGAAGAAAACCCCGAGCTGGAGTAGGAGGGACCAATGAGCTACCACAAAGTCGAGATCATCATCAAGAACCACACGACGGGTGAAGAGGCGAGCATCATTCGCGCGGACGAAGAATACGCGATCATCGACCCGCTTAAACCGGCGTTCGAAGAGTTGCTGCGCCAGTACCGCGAGCGCTACCCGGTCGGCCTGCGGCTCTTCAAGAACGTCAACTGAACCAGGAGGGAAAGAGAATGAGCATCAAGATAGAACACGGCAAATGGTACGTGCTGAACGACGGCCAAATCGTCGGCCCTGCCGAGCCCACTGAAGATTTCCGGTGGATTGCCGAAAAGGTCTACAGCGCGGCCCGTGGGCAGGTCTTCAACCCTCTCAACATCCCGCACCAAGCGCTCGGGGTCGCTTTCACGCAGCCCGAGTTGGCTCGCCTCCACCAGCAAATTGCGTTTCAAAGACCGTGGTAGGATCACGTAATACCAAGAGAAAAGCCCCGGATCGCTCCGGGGCTTTTTTTTATACCTTCGCCCAGCGCCACTTGGCTTTTTCGGCGTCATACATGGCGTTCGCCTTTGTGCCGGTCGTCTCGCGCAGGCGGATCAGGTAGTTGTTCTGAAGCGTTCGGCTGTCCACGTCCACTTCCTTGAGCATCGCCACGGCTTCGGCCAGGGCCTTTGTCGACCAGTCCTTGAACTTGTTCGCCCCAAGCACCTTGGCGACTGCTGCATCGAGCACCAGCACGCTCGACGCATCGAGCGCAGGACGCTTGCGCTTGTCCTTCGGAGGCGCCTCGGCCTTCTCGGTTGCCGGCACCTCGTCTGCCTTCGCGGCCGGGAACACGGCGAGCGATCCTTCGTCCTCGGCTTCGTCCTCGGCTTCGCCCTGGGCGCGCAGCTCCAGGCGCATCGGCTTCTCCCACTCGGGCGCGTCCTTCTGTTTGGTGTTGAATAGGCTCACGCTCTTCTCTTTGCCCTTGCGATGCACTCCGAAGATCGCATCCGGTGCGCCCTGGAATTCCATGGAGCCCTTGGCGCGCGTGTCGTCGCCCTGCCCCGAGTGATGGATCGCGAGGAGTGTGGCGCCGAGCTCGGCCTGGAGCCGCTGCGTCATGGCCGTGAACTTCGACGCGTGCTCCTGGGCGTTCTCGTTGAGCCCTTGCATCGCGCGGGCGACCGTGTCCACGACGACGAGCTTGTAGCCCTCCGGGTGCATCTCCAGGGCGCCGTCGATGAACCCCTCGATCGCCTCGGCCACGAGCGGCACAGGATCGGCCAGGATGAAGCGGTCGGCTTTGCGCCCGCCCAGATGCGCCTGCTCCCACGCCTTCACGCGCTTGACGAAAGACGCGCGGCCCTCACCGAGGATGTAGAGGACCGGACCAGGGTCTTCGACGCGGAAGGCGTGCGTCTGGGGGAACGATCCGCCCGTCGCTACGGTCAACGCCCAGTCGAGCGCGATGAAGGACTTGAAGGTGCCGGGGGGACCGAAGAGGATCGCGAACGCGTCCTGCGGCAGAACGCCGGGGATAAGCCAGCGCGCAGGCGGCACATGATCGAGGGCCTCGCGGTCAACGAAGCGAAACTTGCCCGCCGTCAGCTCGCGCCCGCTCGGCAGATCGTCGCGCAGGATCGGCCGGAACATGGCCTTGATCTTCGCCTCTTTGTAGGCAGCCGTGATGTTGCCGGGCGGGCTGGTGTTGTAGGCGTACCCGTTGTCGATCTTGGTTTCGAAATGGTCGGCTTCGTCCGCACCCCAAGGCGGCTGGCAGCGCGGGTTCCAATGCTCCCACATGAGGTCGCGCGCAAGCTCCTGGGAGATGCCGTAGGACTTCAGGTGCGCCGCTGTGGCGTAGGCTATGGCGTCGCCGCCTTGCCCCTGGACGGCGACCTTGGCGTCTTCGCGAAGCCATTTGGTGGCCGCCTCGACGTTGGCCGGGAGGTCGGGCTCGATCAGCCAACTGTCGCGGTCCTGGTGCTTCTCGCGCGCCACGTTGAAGGAGCGCAGCATGTCGTCGGTGCGAAAGGTGGCGCGGCCCTCGGCCTCCCAGTCGTAGACGCCGTCGCCTGTGCGGCTCGGAGCCAGCAGCACGTAGCCATTGAGGCCACGGATGTCGGTCTTATGCGCCACCTTGCTGACGGAGTTTGCGACGCGGTCTTCTTCGCCGATTGCATAAAAAAGATGGATACCACCTCGCGGTGTGCGCTGTCGCATTTCGGTGTTCGGCAACTGTAGGTCGCGTTTGACCTGGGCCATGTCGGAGCCAGGGTCGAAGTCTACGACGCATAGGCCAGCGCCCGAGAGGTCGCAGCCGATGTTCGCTTTCGGAAACCGAGCCCACCACTTTTCGATTTTGCCTGGGTCGGTCGTCGCGTCGAGCACCCCATTGGGTACGATGGAGCCGATCGGCTCTTTGTTGCTGTCGCACGGAAAGACGGGAAGCCCGCGCTTGGCATAAGCCAGCGCATGTTCAAGCATTGTCGCCATGTTTTCCCCTTCACTAAAGAAAAGCCCCAGACGCTAGCATTTGCAAGGCTTTGTGTCAATGGTGACGCAAAGCTTGTGCAACCGGGATTACGTGATACCATATTGCTTCACTTTCAAAGGGAGGAGCCCATGAAAAACATCTTGCTTGCCGTCCTCGTCGCACTGTTCGCCGTCGCCTGCACCCCAACGCCTGCCCTTGTCGTGCAGGCGCCCGTCGATGTCTGCCAAGGTGCCGTCAACGTGACCCAGGAGGTCGCCACGCTGCGCGATATGGGCGCGGAGTTCCGCGTGATCGACGGCGCCAAGGCTCGCAAGTTCGTGGTGGATACGGGGGGCGCCGAGGTGCCCTGGCTCGATCGGGTCGAGAAAGTAATCTTGGCCTTGGGCCTCGCTCCCGGCGCCGTTGTGCTCGGCGCCTACGACAAGAACGGTTGCAAAATCGGCGGTGCAATTCTGCCCGAGCAACTCGTCTTTGGGAAAGGTGCTTGACTTCTTCGAACGACGCGAGTATAGTTCTTGTCTTCGATTGCTCCTGGGCACGAGTTGAAAAGGCCCACCACTTATCGCCCCTAGCGGGGCATCCTCGGAAGGGAGACCCATATGACCAAGACCAAGACCAAAGCCAGCAAGGCGTCGAAGCCCGCGCCCAAGGCGTCGAAGCCGTCGAAGGAAACCGCCGTCGTCATTGTCGACAAGGTTGCCGAGAAGGCTGCCGCCATCACCGAGGCCAACAAGCGCCTCGACCCCATCGCGAAGACGATCAACGTGCGCCTCGAAAAGGCGGCGAAGCTCGAAGGCGACGCGGACGATCATCGCCTCGCGGCGGCGCTCGAAATGGCGCGTGCGGCTCAAGTGTGCGAAGCGGCTGGCATCAAGTTCAAGGACTGGGCCATCGAGCATATCAAAAACCAATCGTTCGAGAACGTGCGCAAGCTGCTGGCGGTCGGCAAGGCTGACGAACCGGCCAAGGCCCTCGCCGATCTGCGCGCTGGCGCCAAGAAGGCCCAGGCCAAGCACCGCGAGAAGGTGAAGGCGAAGGTCCAGGCGGCCAACGTGCCGAAGCTCGAAGCGCCCAAGCCTATCGACGTCGTCGTGGGGCTGAAACCCGAGGACCAGATCGCCCTGGTCAAGAAGGTCTCGAAAGACCTGGGTATGGCCGTCGTGTCCGAAAGCGACGCTAAGGCGCTCGATCAATTCCGCAAGACGCCCCCGGCGCAGGCGAAGACCGCAACCGTGTCGCTGCCGCTGGGCTACGACGCGGTCATCGCTGGCATCGGCGACCTCAAGCAGTCGGAGAAGGTCAAGCTCCTTCGCTGGCTGGCCGAGGTCCTGGGCTACGACGTGACGGCCAAGGCGGACGCCAACGAAATGCCCGCGATCCCCGACTTCCTCGACATCAAGAAGAAAGCGGCATAGTGACCGCAGTACAATCGACCGACGTTGGTTTGGCCGTCATCTTGTTGGTGACGGCCATCCTCGCCGCCTTTATCCTCGGTTGGATACTGCGCGGCATCAAGGACGGGGAGTAGGTATTACGTGATCCCA